CTTGTGTGAGCAAGAACGGGAAAGCACTTCCCCAGAGCTTGACGCACAAGGTCCGCAAGGAAGACGCTGGGATGATCGTGAAGGCTGTGAACTGGGTGCCTGACTCCACGGGTGGCTTGGTGAACGGTCTCAAGCAGGTCGACGCTCTGAGCGATCCCAGGATAGATCTGGAGACTACTCCGGACTGGATAGACGATGCAACAATGGCTGTCAAGGAACGTGAGGCGAAGATCGAGCAGATCCTCTGGGGTCTGAACTTTGCTCGCAACGTCATGAAGGTTCCGCAGCACGAGATCGACAACAACATGGCCGAGATGATCGTCGACGGAGGTTACTTCAATGTTTCCAGCTAAGGGTGCACACCTCGAACTGAACGACAGGTACCTTGCCTGGCTTCAGGAGCGTCTCGTCGAGATCGACGAGTCGTACAGCGACGAGGATTGCGAGGACAAAGCCTTCGGGCCAATCCTCGACGCTTTGCTCGAGTACGAAGGCTGGACCGAGGAGAAGGACAACTTCGGTCGGAAGGTCTTCGCAAGCATTGGATACAAGGCGGGTGAGCTGCGCATCACTGTGGTTCACACGAAGCGTGGCGAGATCAAACTCGACATCAGGGAATGGTACGAAGCCAAGTAGCTCCTAGCTTTGGTCATTCAGGGAAACGGGGCCCTGAGTGGTCATGGAAAGGAGAAATGGTGAAATACGAACAAGTACTAGCACAACTCCACCAGCAATTCATGGGCGAAGAGGATATGGACATCGAAGTTATCCTCGCTGATCGTCCAGGCACAGAGTACAAAGCTGGTGACCGCTTGACTATTGGCGGCATTGGTAAATCCCCCACCGGTATCGTAGTAGTACTTGCGAGGAGAGACAGTGAGCGACTCGAAGGCCTACAGAGCGTCGGCTCCATTCCATCAGGAGCAGGCACTCTATAACTACGGCATGTACGAAGATGTGCAGGCACGTATCACCTTGATCGAGCTGGAGGCGCAGGAGAAGGCGGGAGGGCATACGAGAGCACAATATGCCCTGTTGACGGCTGATACACCTGCAGCATTCGTGTATTCGCAGCTCTGCAAGAACCGCACGACCTACCAGACATTGACGAACATGCACGCGACGTTGGCGATCATGCTTACGGAGCGTCAGCCGATGATGGTGATACCAACTCCAAGACCTGCTTGGCACGAACAGGACAAGTAGCCCGTCCTCATGGTACTCTTCTACCCTGCAAGAAGAGTACCGTGAAGTCAGACTTAGTTGTCACGGTATAATTAAGGAAGACTAGCACTAGGAGGAAAAATGCATCGCAGTTCGAACATCATCCAACCATTGGAAGCCAGTCGGCTATCGTGGAGGGACAAGTGGCGTCGCTATGTTCGTTTCTTGGACAGAAGCAAGCCACGGCATAACACTCCTGGGTTCTTCGAGAGCCTACGGAATGACATTGTCAGGGAATTCGACGATCTCACTCTCCCTGCGTGGCTCTGAAGTAACCCACAGGGGCGGGTATTGGTATTTGGCGCATTAAGGAGACAGCTTAGTAGCGAATCCTAACTACATATGGGGCTGGAGGTTCCTATGTGGCGTGAGGCTAGCGCCGCGGAGAAGGGTTCGATACCCTTTAGCCCCTCGTGACAAAGATCAGAAGGTTCGGAGTTAATGTTGGTGAGCTCCAAAACATGGTTTCCATCATCAACACTACCATCAATGATGGCTGGAACAAGACTTGCCCAATCGTTCCTGGCAGTCCTAAACAGCAGGAGAAGAAATGACTCCAGTCCTTACTGTCGACCACGTACTCTACTTCATCTTTGGGGCCGTGTTCGCACTAGCTCTGTTGGCCATCGTGCTGTACAACATCGACAAGGTTTTGGACAAGGTAACACCTCCGTCGACGGACTACAGCGAGCAAATCCTCTACTTCGATGGTGACAAGCAAATCCGTACGCAGAGGATGTCGCAGTACGATAGCGAGAACCTCTGATGGTTACCAAGTACAATTCACCACCTTCGCAGACGAGCTGTCCAAAGCTTGCTGTGCGAGGGCTGGTACCAAGGCACAACGTCATCAGGTTGTACAAGAAGCGACTGTGGTGGAATAGGCCTTACTTGAAGTGCATCAACTGCGACGGAGAGTGGGACCTATGATCAAGCTCAGTGAGTCAAAGGTTGCCATGTTGTCTATGTTGCCTGAGCCGAGATTGATTATCAAGGACGATGTAACAGGCGCGGTGATCGAACTGTCCTACCAGGAAGTTGAGGCTCTCGAAGATGCAATTGAGGCCTTCGCACCTAACCTAATGAGCTAGGACCTCTAAAAGAGCCCCAATAAAGCACCTTGTAGTCCATCGAGGTGTCCCGCGTATAATTGAATTAGAAGGCAAAAGAAGTGCAATTGTCGAAGGACATGACAAGTGAATACCATGGGGATGGTGCTCTTCTTTTGCCCTAACCATCAGCCTTCATCCCATTGGAGGTGCCCCATGCGACCTGTCAACTAAAAGTGGTCTAGTATCTGATCTTCATGGATGCTATCCTGTGGTGGTGGAGTTCACTCGTCCTGCACGCGAGGTTCCTCCCCAGGGAAGAACTCCACCACGTAAGGCCTTGTAGCTTAACGGCAGAGCATTCACGTTCCAGGGGTGGCGTGAGATATAGAGGTTCAATTCCTCTCGAGGCCACGTAATGTCCAGATCATCAACTGGAGTGACAAGTGAAAACGATTCGAATCATCGACGTGGTGACTGTCATTACGGATGTTCCGTATGACGAAGCCCACTACCCGAAGATGACGCTCGACCAGGCTGTTCAGGTCGAGAAGGATTCCGACCCGGAAAGTTGCTGGGAGGTTATCGCCTCGGCTGTACAAGATGAGGATTCCTTCGGCGGCAAGTTCGTTCAGGTCCGTCAGGTCGACGTGATCGACGATGACAACGGAGATGCTCGTTCACGGAATCCGATGCCCGATCCGACCGCACATGCTACGCGGATGGAAGCAGGACACAAGATCCAGCCGAACTTCATCACGCCTGTCGAGCAGGAGACTGCACGGCGAACTATGGCGGCTATGGATGTGCCAACGGTCGATGGGCCAACTGCTCGCCAGTACATCAAGGATGGCGAGTTCGTTCGCGAACCGTCACAGATCAATACCGAAGGCTTCGGGGACTTCCTCAAGCCGCTTGGTGTAGAGCACGACGAGGATACCGAGTTGGACGGTCAGGGTAACCTGGTCGAGTCCTGGGTACCTAACCAGCACGGAATATAGCTTTACGAATAGGTTGCCTGTCGCCCGTTAGGGCGCTCCCTTTGCGTATGGGGAAGTTGGAAAGCGTAGGTTCGAATCCTACCAGGTATACGGTGGATCAAAATAGCCCCAAAACAATTTCAAGATCCCCCTTGCAGTCCAAATAGCTTAACCTGTATAATAAAAGTAGAAAGCAAAACACTTCCAAACTTGAAAGGTACTACGATGACAACTCCAGAGTTCGAAGACACCCAGACCGTCGTCACCGACGAGCTCGACAACGAGGTCAACGACGACGACAACCTGGACGTGGACCTGCCGACGGACGACGACACGGACGAGGTTCCCGCCGAGGGCGACGCTTCCGCTGAGAAGCCGGCCAAGGCGACCAAGTCGACCACGCCGCGAGTGAAGGCTCCGGAAGGTTTCGTCAAGCCGGTCGAGTTCGCGAAGATCCTGGGTGAGCACCTCGGCAAGGTAGTTCCGCCGCAGGTGGTGTACTCGTACATCAAGAACAACCAGGGTGAGGGCGCTCGTCACCCCTTCCCCACGCACGAGGTTGCCGGCTACGCGTGGTACATCAAGGCCGAAGAGGGTCTCGCGTGGTGGGACGAGAAGAACGGTCGCGTAGCGGCTAGCAAGGAAGAGCGTGCGGCGAAGGCGGCCAAGAAGGTAGCTGCTGCAGCGGAGACTCCGGCTGAGGCAGAGACCGCGGTTGTCGAAGCCGAGTAAGTTTCCTTCCGGGAATGGTTCCTGTAGCTCAATGGCAGAGCACTTGGCCCTAAGAGGTCGAGAGATGCGAGGTTCGAATCCTCGCCAGGACACGAGCACAGCCAAGTTATCCATTACCAAACGGCCTCTAGGGCCTTGACTGGGACCGATGCTTGGCTACGCTACGGTAAGACACACGGCGAATTGGTTCGTGATGGCTTCCCGGGTCCGTTGTAAAGCAGCTGCCGCCAGCTAGGGCATGCGAAAGCACCCGTTGATCTGGAGATGGACGAAAAATTAAACGAGGGGCGGTCCTGGCGTGGAGGTGGAGTCATTTGCACCACGCGACAAAGTAAGCAGAGTGGGAGACTGAGAAACCTACGATCCGCCAGGACCAAACCTCCTCCATCAAGAGGACAAAGACGTGGACGAAATCGACATTCCGGAGTATGATCCAAATGTAGGGTCTTCCGAGGAATGGAAAGAACTAAACAGACTCTACGGCGAACATAGAGCTTACGCAATAAGAGACGAGCTCAAAGCTATGAAGGGTGAAAAAGTGGGAGTCTACATTCAGCCGCCGTCGATCGAAGATGAAGTCGACAACGTGCTCGACATGAAGATCCGGCAGGAGAAGGTCGAAAAGGAAGTCGAGATCCGTTCGGGCTACATCAAGCAGTTCGGAACCGACTCGTACGACGAGGACGCGGTCATTCGCTTCCCGAAGCGGTTCACGACTGGCAAAGAGGTCAAGAGCTACACGTACGCCGCGATCAAGAAGGCGGGCATGTGGTACACGACAGGACCGTCAGGTCACATGTACAGTTGGGACGAGCTCGTTCGTTGGCTGGTCTCAGGTCCTGAGCCGACGAGGATGCACGAGATCGCCGAGCTGACGGCGATTCGGTACTAAGCTCCATCCTGGCTCACAAGGCACGCAGAACAGGATGGATTAAGTGGACCCGTAAGTCCGCCAGTCCCGAGGTGACACACGGATACTGCGGGTCCTTCAAGGGAAGCTCACGTAGGGCATGGTAAAGCATCAGGCGAGAAGGCCGTCGGGTCTATGTCGAGTCGGATGTCAAGAAGGTTCGAATCCTTCATTCCCACGTTAGGAACTTTATTCAGGGTGGAAAAGGGTGCGCGGGTGATGGCGCAGCACCAAGGAAGGAGGGGTCGGCTAGGCCTAGGTCGTATCTGGGCTTGGTCGGCCCCTTTCTTTTGCGCCATAAAACGATCATGCGCCGCCGAAAGGATAGGTTATGTACATTTTTGAGAGAAGCCTGGAGTGGGAGATAACGTTAGGGCCAGAGGATAACGCATTGCAGCTGATTAGTGAGCTAATCAAAGGTGCCTTAACAAGCTTTACGTTCACAGCGGATAGTGAGTACGGAACACTTTGGCTATCTAGTGCGAGCATGGTCAAGCTGCAAGAAGCCGGCTTAGCCCCTGTGGGATTGTGACAACATGGACCGGCTGCCAAGGCTCAAAAGAAAGCCCCGTGTAGTCAATACGGTTGTTCATAGTATAATTAAGTATAGGAAGGCTTACGTTGAAACTTGAATTCGTAATGGATCAAGAAGAGGCAGAGATGCTCTTCGACATTCTAGATGAGGCTGAGCAAACTGCGAATGCTGTTCTGGAGCACCATATCGACGTAGATCAGATGCCGGAGACGGTTGAAGAGTTCGCCGATCTGACTCAGACACAACAATCGCGTATCGCGTTAATTCAGAGATTGAAGGGTCAGGTGAAATACATTGGCGATTGATGGTCGAGATGCGGACCAACAAGAACTGATGGCAGGTGAACTTACTGTCATTCCAGCCTTGTTCGAACACGCGCAAAAGGTTTATGCCGCGATGCTTGAGAAAGCTACGCCGGACGAGGACTACGGAAACAAGATGGTGTACGAGGGACACTTGACTAACCTGTTCAAAGGTCTTCTGTTGAGTGTCCCTTACTACACCGAGATTAAGAACCATCTCACAGCAATGGGTTGTATCGAACAAGTACGTCGTGGAGGCGGAAACGGAACAAGCCGATGGGTCCTTTGGAAGGCTCCAGAGCTTAGTCTGTGGAAGGATACACCGCCAGCACGTTCACATCGAGGCAACAAGCAGACCATGCAGAACCAGCAGCTGAAGGACCTAGCTAATAGGGTCACGAGGCTGGAAACTATCATCCAAGGGCTAATGGAGCGGGTATGACTGAGACGACGTTGGAAGAAGCAAGCCGTTGTCCGAAGTGTAAGCAGCCTGGTGAGCTTACAGATACCAGGGCAGTACCGCGAGGCAGAGGCATCACGCCAGGATCCAAGCTTCTGACGTACACCTGTCGTTCGATCTTCTGCAAGTGGCTCGATACCGTATGTCGAATCATTCAGGTTATGCCTGACGGATCGATCGCGCCCGAGATCACGAAGCGGGAGAAGCAGTTCCCGGCAGTACCTGACATCGGGGACAAAGTGAACGCGCAACTAGAGCGTCAGCTCGCAGCCGAACTTGGTGGAGGAGCGGAGCTCAACAAATAGACCTTAGTTAGACTAAACCATAGGTAAAGACGCGTAGAACACAGATTCCTTTGGTCTAATAGCTCGTCTAGAAAGTCTACGTTTAGGTCTCTAGTAAGCTAGAGCTCTAGCTACGATGAATCAGGACGAGCTATTATACGAGCGGATTCCGATAGGAGGAATTGTGGCAACTCGTAGGGAAATGGGACTTAAAGCCAACACCGATCTCCGCCAGCTGTTGACTGGTTGGAATGAGCTTTACGATCTTGGAACAGATGAAGCTACTCAAAGCAGTGCTCATCAGGATATGTACCACATCCCGACAGGCATGCGTGACGCAGTCGATAGCGTCTTGGAAGAAGGTGTTGAGTACATCAATACCTGTCTTGCCAATATGCACCAAGATGGTGAGCTTAGCGAGGGCGAAGAAACGTTCGATGCAGCAATGAAGGGCATGTTCTATGTGTCCCGCATGATAGCATGGCGCTTCTTCAAGCTCGGACAGCACGTGAGTACGAAGCTACCATACCAGGAACTGACTCCTTGTCCGTGCACAACTCTTGTGGACGATGAGTTGGCAGAACTCCTGTCGTCTGACTTCGACCTGGAAGGTGAAGGCTGGGTGATTAAGTCTTTCGACAGCAACTGGAAAGCAGTATGACATGAAACTATATCCATTCCAAAAGGTGGCAGTTGACAAGTTTGAGAATGTCCCGAGTGTTCTGATCGCCGATGATATGGGTCTCGGTAAGACATACGAGGCCCTAGCTTTAGACCTTAGGCGAAGGACAAAGCAACTAAGCGGATACAAACAAACCGACTGCAAGACCTTGATCGTAACACCAGGGTCTGTCGTATCTTCTTGGAAGTGGCACATCAACGAAATCTGGCCTGGCGCTAGAGTTGCTGTGATCAATCCCAAGAACCGAGACGACCTGATCAAGAAGCTCAGGCAACCATATCACTACTACGTCATCCACTGGGAAGCTCTCCGCTTGATTGAAGAGCTGCAAGATGTCCATTGGTGGCACGTTATCATCGACGAAGCACACCGCGCAAAGAATCCTAAGGCGCAGCAGACTTGGTACCTGAAGAAGCTACGTACGAGCTACAAGACAGCTTTGTCAGGAACACCTGCAGACAATGCGCCTCAGGACCTTTGGTCGATTCTCAACTGGCTATACCCAAAGACATGGTCTAGCCATAACAGGTTCGACAATTACTTCATCAAGATCCAGATGCACAACAAGGGCGCGTGCTTTGCTGTCGTCGGTAAGGAAGACGGAACTACTGAGCCCTGTGGGGGTTATCACAAGGGCACGTTCAAGAAGGTGGTAGGAGTAGCGAACATCGATGAGCTGCAAGAAGCCATCGCACCCTATTACATTCGCCGTCTCAAAGAGAACGTGATCGACGATCTGCCTGACAAGTACTACACGCAGATCGATGTGCAGCTAGATGCAAGGCAACGTCGTATCTACAACCAGATGCGATCGTCGATGTTGTCATGGCTTGGTGCTCACGAAGACGAACCCATGCCAGCTCCGATTGTTATTTCGCAGCTAACGCGATTGAAGCAGTTCGCATTAGCATATGCGGAAGTCATTACGACGAAGAAGTTCGACAAGAAGGCCGAAGAGTGGCGTGAAGTTCGAACCGTCAAGCTGACCGAACCATCATCGAAGCTTGATGCAGCAATGCAGAAGATCGTTGACAATCCGGACAAGCAGATGGTGGTGTTTAGTGAGTCGAAGCAAATTATCAATCTCCTTTCGGTTCGCCTCGACGCAGCCAAGATTACATACGCTAAGCTTACCGGAGATACACCACAGGCAGCTCGTGGTAGTGTGGTGCAATCCTTCCAAGACGGCTTGGCTAGAATATTCCTGGGTACAATTCATGCAGGCGGCGAGGGCATTACGCTCACAGCCGCCTCCACTGTTATCTTTTTGGATCGTACGTGGAACCCGAGTAAGAATCGGCAAGCGGAAGATCGCCTGCATCGTATTGGTCAAAAGAATGCAGTCGAGGTAATTGACATCGTCGCCGATGATACTGTCGACGGTGGTCGTTTGCAACAGATTTCGTTGAAGTGGTCTTGGCTCAAGAAGCTGTTGGGCGACAAGGCCCCTGAACCAGTAATCGAGGTGGAATGCATATCTACTATCACTCCGAAGGTGTAACCGATCTCGATGCAATCCGAAAGGAAGCAATGTATCGGTTGATCGACAAGGTACATCCCGAAGAGTCATTCGTCCATCTGCACCCGAAGGACGAAGTGTGTAAGGTTACGGCGTATCTAACGACGGTCGAGAAGCTCGCAGCAGATCAGGAACACGAGTGGATCCTCTTCAGCCGGATCGACCCTAACTTCACCCATCCAAAGACTGGAATGAATACATGGAAGAAATAACCGACAGAGCGGCGAACATGATCTTGGATCTCGCCGACATTCAACGAACAGGGCTGCTTCGTACCGCCATCGAGGATGCAAGTGATGGTTACCTCGAAGTAAAATTCCACGATCATACCGAAACGCATCCCTTCAGGTTGATCAAAGGCTGGCGCCTTGAGCATGGATGGTTGAGAATCTTCTTCAAGGACCACAACGTTTCTCATCCCTTCCATCACATCAAGTCCGTCAAGTGCATGTACAATAGCAAGGATGCACAAGATAGTATTGCTAGAACACAGAAGAACCACAGTACCGATTCGTTCAGTTGCTTGAAGTGCGGAGGTGAAATCAGTTGAAGTATGTCGTACTTGAGTTCGACAGCGACGATGAAGCGGACAGCTTTAGCGAGGCCCTGAATGCGGTAGGATACGTTCTTTCTGCAAGCGAGAAGTCAAGTATGTGGAAAGTCTACCCACGAGTGAAGGGCATCTTCAGGAAGCCTTCGCAGTTCTGTGAATGCGCAAAGCCTGGAGAGAAGAGTGTTCGCGGGGCCAAATGGGGCTGGTGGATTCATCGGGACTGTGGGAAGCCAAAGCGAGGTCAATGGCAACACCCTCGTAACCTTCTCGACCCGATCGATCTTCCTGCTCGTGAGCGTGCTATGTACCTCGGAGTTGTCGAAGGAGGAAAGAAGTATGGTACGGGAGGGCCGGGGGCGCCCAAGGGTCTGTAAGTTCTGCGACACTAAGCTCATCTGGCACGGCGACAATTGGCAAGATGAGTTCGGTAGTATGAAGTGTACAGGACATGCAAATGGTCATAGGCCATCGAATGCACTTCGGACTGACCAGAAGAAGCAGCTCGGACAGTTGTAGTCATTGATCTCAATACGTGTGGAGGTTTAGCACTCCCACAGGGCGCTAAGGTTGGAAGAATGCCACGAGCCGAAAAGCCGTGTAAGTGGTGTGAAGTAATAGTAACATGGGCTACGGGAGGGTACTGGGTAGACAAGAACGCTAACGGAAACATTAACCAACAGAAGGTCTGCGCGAAGAATCCAAGTGCGCATCGCAACGGCCATGAGGTCAATACAAGAACGAGGATTTCAGGGTGAACAAGCTTCAGCTGGGAACGGCTATTGTCGGTGCATCGGTTCTGTTGCTCCTGGCAGGTTGTCCAGACGATGGATCTAAGAACCGACCGGATCGTCCGAGACCAACTGGTGACCAGATCGGACCAGCCCCATCAACCGTACAGAACTTCGGACCGAAGCCCCCCGTGCTTGGTCAGTTTTGTACCATCGACGAGTACTTGAAGCAACGGAACGATGCAAGTGGTAGGCACCTTGTATGTGCCCGAGACAAGAACAACGTCTTGAGATGGACGCTTGTAGGTTGATTTGAACGGGCTTCACAATTACTCACTAGGACGATTGTGGGGCCCCTTGAGGTCAATACGTGTGTCCAGCGTATAATTAAGTATAGTAAGGGGAGGGTAAAATTGAAACTAAACGACTACATCGAACTCAAACTTACACACTCAATCCACACAAGCGAGCGCCTATCCTTCCGCGGATGTCGACGCAGACACAACTGGGTTTTCGTCGATCGTTGGTACCCCCAAACTACTCCAAAGCCGCTAGAGTTCGGCTCAGCCTTTCACAAGGCAATGGAGACCTGGTATGATCCAGAGATGTGGGGCAAGGATGCAGAGACTCGCCTTACATTAGCTCTGCTTGCATTCAAGAATATGTGCCTGGAACAAAAGGCGCACTACGTACAACTGAATAACGGGACCATTGACCCAGAGCTTGAGCAGGACTTCTATGAGCGACTAGAGCTCGGCGAAGGAATGCTTCGGTACCACTGCACTAAGGTCAGTCCCAAACTAGACCAGCACCTCAAACCGATCCGAGTCGAGATCGAATTTGAGGTGCCTATTTTTGACCCTGACGGACAGGTCGTATGGTGTAAGTGCGACAACTGCTTTAGGCAATGGATGAACTCCGAAGCGGGTGCATATCACCATGACAAGCTAGGTCAGAAGCTCTGGGACGAAGCAGTCATCAAGATACCACTCACAGAGGAAGAGTACCGAACAGTTCATTGGGAAGGTCTTCCGCTTACGTATGGTGGGCGCATCGACTGCCTGATGGAAGATCAATTCGGTCGCTTGTGGATCGTTGACTGGAAGACAGCAGCACGTCTTTCCGGACAAGAAGAAGGCGACTCACCTGACGAGTACATCCTGCTCGACGACCAGATCACGTCGTATTGTTGGGCCCTGTGGGTGTTGGGAATCGACATTGCAGGGTTCATCCACCACGAGATCAAGAAGGCATTCCCAGTAGAGCCCGAACCCAACAAGCAGCAGCGCAAAGGCTGTTGGTACTCCGTCAACAAAATGCAGAACACCTCGTACGACTTGTACCTTGAAACGATCAGCGAAGGCGATCCAACAGGTCATGCATCGGGAGCGTACGATTACTTCCTGGAGTGGTTGAAGGATGAGGGTCCTCGTTTTTACAGCCGTAAGACAGTACTTCGTACGAAGACAGAGTTGGCGAATGCTGGCAATAACATCTGGCTCGAGGCGATGGACATCATCGATCCGGCCCTACGTGTTTATCCATCACCTGGACGATTCGCATGTACGTTTTGCGCTTACCGCCAACCTTGCCTTGGTACGAATCGAGGCGAGGATGTTTCGTACCTGTTCGAATCGAGCTATGAAAAGCGTGTTCGTCGCTACTGGGAAATCGAACCTCTAAGCACTGAAAGCAAAGGCGGACGATGAACCTCATCTGTCGATTCAAAATTCATTGGCCACGCTTTAAAGGCTACGACATTACTGGTAATCGATACTACGCATGCAAGTACTGTCAGATTGTGATGGTCGTAAGATGAAAGTAATCGAAGGTATTACCGTTGCATCGAGCTTGACTCCCGCAACGATTGCCGGTCTGAAACTAGAGAAGGTGCAGGATGTTCCGCCGCACTTTAATCTACTCGTATACGGGAAGTCAGGGGTCGGTAAGACACGGCTCGCCGGATCAGCTTTTGCTGTCCCAGAAATGCGCCGAGTCCTCTACATCGACATCGAAGGTGGTGTGCTTACTCTGCGGAAGGAATTCCCTGGAGTCGAGCGAGTCCGAATCACCACCTGGAAAGAGATGCAACAGGTATACGACGCTCTCTACGCTGGCGGGCACGGCTTTTCTACAGTCGTCCTCGACAGTCTGACTGAGATCCAAAAGTTCAACATGAACGAGATCATGTTGAAGCTCATCGAAGGCAAGGGCGACGAACGTGATATGGACGTTCCGAGCATTCGGGAGTGGGGAAAGAATCTCGAACAGACTCGACGATTTGTACGTGCGTTCCGAGACCTTCCGTTGAACGTTATCTTCACAGCGTTGGAACGAGAAGACAAAGACCGTGCAGGTCGTCCGATCAAGCTCCCGTCCTTGAGCGGGAAGATGGCAGGGGAAGTTGCAGCTTTCCTTGACATCGTGCTTTACTACAACATCAAGGAGGTGACCGAGGACGGTGAACCAAAGCAGGTCCGAGTCCTGCAGTCAGCAGCTACCGAGTCGACAGTCGCGAAGGACAGATCGGGCCTGCTCCCGCCAGTTCTTCTTGACCCCAACATGGAGCAGCTGTACGACATCATCGTCCGCCAGACCGCTATAGCCGGAGAAAAGAAGATGGCTATCGAGGCTAAGGCACAAGCTAAAGCGACACCGAAGCCAGAAATCAAACCAGAGCCAAAATCAAACATGGCTGTATCAGACGAAGCGCTTGCGCTAATTAACAAAGGAAACCAAAAGTGACTGATCCGGGCGATTACATCGATGACATGGAAGACGACGGCGACCTTTACGTCAACTTCACGGACGAAGAGGCTGCTGCCGAGTCTCGCGACATGGAGCCTCTTCCTACCGGCAAGTACCTGGTGATCATCTCAGGTGTCGACATGCGTGAGTCGAAGAGCGACAAGAACTTCGGCAAGCCGTACTACGCCATCGAGATGACTGTTGTCGAGGACAAGGCTGGCGGCAAGTTCGTCGGCCGCAAGTGCTGGACCAACGCGATGCTCTTCTCTCCGGCGCTGTACACCATCTCGTTCATCATGAAGGCGCTCGACATGCCTGTCAGCTCGGGACGTCTCCGCGTTCCCGGACCGGCAAAGCTGCTCGACCAGACCTTGATGATCGGTGGTATCCACGTCGGCGAACAGAAGGACAAGAACGACCCCAGCAAGACGTACGCCCCGAAGTTCGAGCCGAAGTCCTTCTTCGCGAAGGAGAAGTGGTCCGGTCAAGCTGGTACCGCTACGGCTAAGGGAGCTTCGAGCACTCGGTCCTCTCTGCTGACCTGAGTGATGTAAGAAGTTGAGACGAACCCTGGGGACGACCGGTTGAGCGGCTTCACAAACGCACCGACCCGGCGTCCTCAGGGTTCCTTCTAATTGAATAGGAGGTGAGCAATGTCAGCACCGGCCTCGCCGGAAGCGCGTAACCTACTTCAGGAAACGTTCTTCAAGTTGTTGTTCGGAACAGAAGTAGAGGGGTACATATGCGTCGCCTACATCGAGAACATTCACGGTAACAAGAGCTTCACCGAGGAATTCTTCCAGTACCCCGATGAGTTACCTCGCATGCTTCATAACATAAGCCAGAATGTTTCGACAAAGAATGTCTACTTCTGTCCGCAATTACTCAAAACTAAACAACGTGCGCCGGGAACTAAAAGTGCAAGAACTAAAGAGAACATCCTCACATGTACAGCAGCCTGGTCTGACCTTGACACGTGCGATCCATCACTCCTACTTGTCAAGCCGTCGATACTCGTTGAGAGTTCGCCAGGACGTTTCCAGGCCCTGTGGGTGTTTGATCACGCTATAGCCCCGGCTGACGCGGAGCAAATCAGTAAGAACATTGCCTACCATCACGTACCAGATGGTGCGGATAGTGGTGGCTGGGATCTTACACAGCTGCTTCGAGTACCTGGAACGTATAACCTAAAGTACTCACTTCCCATCGAAGTGGAACTGGTATACGCAGGCAGAGTATCGTACCAATATGACGACTTCAATCAATACCGCGAATCGAGAATCAATACCCTCGAGCATGACCCAATGCCAGAGGTACTCCCCCAAGATGATGCACTCGACATTCTTCAAAGGTACCGTAAGTCGATCAACCCGATTGTCTTTAGCATTCAGAGTCAAGAGCCATCGAACACCGAAGAAGAAGGCGGATGGAGTAAGCCATTGTGGCAGCTTCAAATGCTTTGCTTCGAGGCAGGAATGTCTCGTGAAGAGGTCTTCGTAGTAGCTAGCGACTCGGCTGCTAATAAGTACCGACGCGACAATAAGCACCCTCGCCTTCTTTGGGAGGAAGTTTGTCGAGCGTATTTAACAACGGTCGAGAAGCTCAACATCCTCGTACCGGAAACAGAGAAACAATCACCACTCATTACTCCCGACGAACTCAAGTCAGTGGAGGGATATGACAGCTTTGTAGAGAGGTACATCACATGGGCAGGTACCCTTGGGGACGCAGCGAAGGCCTACCACCAGGCCGGAGCGTTCATGATATTAAGTTCACTTCTAGCGGGTACAATACGCTTGCCGACGTCGTTCGGCGTTATCATGCCCAACCTTTGGTTCATGCTTCTAGCGGATACGACACTGACACGAAAATCGACTGCTATGGATATAGCGATGGACATGTTGGACGCGGTGGACGACAACGTGCTACTCGCTACCGATGGATCGCTCGAGGGGCTCATGCAGTCACTCGAAATTCGACCTGGCAAACCATCAATGTTTCTGCGAGACGAGTTCTCCGGTCTCATCGAAGCGATGACCCGAAAAGACTACTACGCAGGTATGGCCGAAGCACTTACCAAGTTGTACGACGGCAAAACGATGAAACGAGTATTGAAAAGGGAAACGGTTACAGTTAGGGAACCATGTCTGCTCATATTTGCAGGTGGTATCAAAACCAGGGTGCAGTCACTTTTAACCCTGGACCATGTCTCCTCTGGCTTCGTTCCGAGGTTTTTGTTCCTGACTGCGGAGTCAGATGTGAGTTCCCTACAGCCACTAGGTCCGCCGACACAGGAGAACCTGGAAGGACGACAAGAGCTGATCGAGGAGCTTGAAGAGCTCCGAGACAGGTACATTGTGAACTCGGAAGTTATCGTCAAGGGTCAAGTGATCGATGTATCCGAAGCAAGATGGGATGCAAAGCTAACACCTGAGGCGTGGCGTCGATATAACATACTCGAAGCAACATTGTTGTACGCAGGTGTTAATAGTGATCAGCCAGACATTATGACTCCTGTGTACGACCGTTTGGCGAAGTCCATCCTGAAGGTCGCAGTGTTGCTTGCTGCGACAAAGAAGCAGGAGGATGTCGTAATAGTTGAGATGGAAGACTTGTTGCAAGCCATCAAGTACGGAGAGGGTTGGCGAGACTATGCTACCGAGATAGTCAACGGTATTGGACGTTCCGCCAATGAAATCCTACTGCAGCGCGTCTTCAAGAGCATTCGCAAACACCCTGGAGTGTCTCGATCTCGACTGATGCAATGGTACCACCTCGAAGCTCGTCAAGCTGACGTGATCTTCGGAACACTCGAACAACGTGGTGTTATCCTGTCAACAAGAATGGGACGAACGTATGTCTACGAAGCAGTCGGAAGAATCAAGTTCAACGATCCCAAGGGTGGTAGCGGTCGTTAGTGGAGGGCTCGATTCCACTACGATGGTCTACGACCTTGTAGCACGTGGGTTCGAAGTTGATTGCCTTTCGTTCAACTACGGACAACGACACAAGAAGGAACTGACCTACGCAGCAGCAACGGCGAAGCAGCTTGGTCTTCGGCACGACATCATCGACCTGACTGGACTGACTCACCTCATCTCGAACTCGGCACTCACATCACAGAACAAGACGAGCCACCCTGCGGTGCCCCGGACCGATCGAGCGATCGAAGTGCCTGATGGTCACTACGCTGAAGAGAACATGAAGCTGACGGTGGTACCTAACCGTAACATGATCATGTTGTCCATCGCTGCTGGTATTGCAGTCAATCGAAACGTGGCCTTTATTGCCACTGCTATTCATGCCGGCGATCACTTCATCTATCCTGACTGTCGACCGCGCTTTATCGCACATGCAAATGCAGCCATCGTAGCTGGCAATGAAGGCTTCGGACCGATCCCTGAGCAGGCCGAAGGCGTTGAGCCGATGCACTACATCGAGGCTCCGTTCCTTTACATGACCAAGGCTGACATCGCAGCAGTCGCGATCCAGCTCAACGTTCCATTGCACCTGACGTGGAGCTGCTACAAGGGTGGAGTCAACCACTGCGGTCGCTGTGGCACTTGTGTCGAGCGGCTCGAAGCGATCGACGAAGCTATCCGTCGAGGCGTCTCAAACAACGAATGGATCACTGACGATCTGACGGTCTACGACGACACCGAGTACTGGAGGACAGTTACAAGTGCTGTTCGTTAACGAGATCTTCGGACCTACGGTCCAGGGGGAAGGGGCAGCAAGTGGTAGACACTGCCTCTTCCTCCGGGTTGCGGATTGCAACCTTCAATGTACATGGTGTGATACTGCATACACCTGGGCCTTCAATGAGCATTCAGCCAGCAAGCTCGAAGTGCCGATCGTTCATGACAAGACTGTGAATCGTATCCCAATGGAACCTGCTGAAGTCCTTGGGCGACTATCGTTGTGCTGGGCTTGGGATACCGATCCAACTATGATCGTCATCTCTGGTGGCGAACCAATGATGCAGCAGGATCAGCTTCGCGCAGTCATGCTACCCCTGTGGGAAACTCGTAACAAGATCCATATCGAGACAGCTGCAACGATCAAGCCACATGCGGAGTTCGATTCGCTTGTGGATCAGTACAATGTATCGCCAAAGCTTTTGCACAGTGGTAATCGGCTGTCACTTCGTCACAAGCCGGAAGTCCTGGAGTTCTTCGCACGATCGGAGAAAGCTTGGTTCAAGTTCGTAATGCGTCAGCAATCTGACTTCGAAGAGATTGACAACATGGTCAAGTACTTCGATATCAATCCGCATAGAGTGATGGTTATGCCGGAAGGTATTACTCCGGAAGACAATATCAGGATCGCTAAGACACTCATCGACGGAGCAATTGAACGAGGCTACGGCCTCTCATTCCGAACCCACATCCTGTTGTGGGCCGACGTAAGGGGTAAGTAATGGCTTTGCATACCTTTCCGGCTGATGAAGTCGCCGGAGGACAAGAGCTCGAGTACAATCCGATCCAGTATCGTGTCGAGTTCTACAATGGAGTCGACATCGGCCCCGTCCGGACTCTCGTAACATGGGGCAACTGGTGCATCGAGAGTGGCTTCCTAATCATTCATGACGAGAATGGTCTTCGTCATGCACACAAGATCGAACTCGAGATCGAGAACATCCTCACCGTCGAGATGCCGACACAGGAAAGCTACCTCGAGGTTACCGTCGAAGAGAAGAAGGAAGAGGTCAATGACGGTGAGCGGGCTGTGGAAGATGACGTACTCGAATCAGGACAAGCCGATGACGTATAAGTCAAGCATTGATGTGAACCATGACATCCAGATCGCACATCGCTTGATGAACCTACCAGGCAAGTGCCAAAACATCCATGGCCACTCGATGAACGTCTCATTGACTATCTTCGGGCACATTGACAACAATGGCATTCTCGCCGGACTGGACTTCAGTGTCATCAAGAAGTCGTTCCGGGAGTACCTCGACAAAACCTTCGATCATCACCTTCACCTCAACACAAACGACCCCTGGGCACGTGAGCTAATCAACGATCGTCAGTACATCGACAACAGTTACGACAATAGCGACACGTTCCGATCTCTATGGAGCAGGCTGCCGGGCATCGTTACGTGGCCGGCAGATCCTACAACAGAGTTTATGTCCAAGTGGATCTGCGAGCACATGTTCGATCTGTTCGAAGCGAAGCATCCGATGGAGGTCTACATCAGCGAGACCAAGACCAACGGTGCTCGCTATTCAATGCCGTAAGGAGTAACATGCAAAACCGTCGAAGCGTAGTCGATCGCCTGGCCGCAATGGCTGAGAAGCAGGCGTTCAAGCAAGCACTGAAGGATGGCGTACCTAAGGACGAAGCTGCAAAGGATCGTAGTAGCGTCCTTCCGAATCGTCAAAACATGCGGGGCAAAGGTATTGGTATCACTCAGAAGTACGGCCGTCCATTCGGTCGGCTCACTGGGTTCAAGCTGGCGCCCTCATCATTCCACACATTGGTCGCAGTTCACTCTACTGGCTCGGATGGAAAGCTCCGGAAGTTTGTAGTCAGTCGTGAGCGCTTCGAGAACAAGGACGTCTAGATGTCGACGCATGAAGTACCTGGAGAGTTCAAGGACATCTTCGAGAAGTACACAGTCAAGCAGCCGTCGTTCGCTGATATGCTTGCCGATCCAGAGAAGGAGTCGATCGAAGCTGCAGAGGTTCTTCTTCGTACTGCAGCCGGTCTCGACATCCACGATATGCACGGTCAAGATACACCTACTCGGTTCGTTCATATGCTCAAGGAGATGACCACTCCGACTCCTATCAAGTGGAAGACGTTCCCGAACGAGAGCATCGACGAGATGATCATCGTACGAGACATTCCATTCGTTAGTCTGTGCAATCATCACGTCGTACCATTCATCGGCAAGGCTAACGTCGGATACATTCCGGACCAGATGGTAGCCGGTCTAAGCAAGTTCGCTCGAGTCGTTCATCACTTCGCACACTCTCTTCAAGTGCAAGAGAACCTCACCAAGCAAATCGCAGACTACCTAGAAGAGAACCTCATGCCTCTAGGCATTGCAGTCACAATGGAAGCTGAGCACCTCTGCATGACAATCAGAGGCGTACAGGTACCCGGTACGAGAACGTACACGGCAGCAATGCGTGGTCGATTTGCTGACCACGAACGTACAGCAAAAGCCGAATTCCTTGCAAGGTTGAATGGCGGTCACTAATGTCCGAG